GGGGGAGGGGACAGCTCGCCACGGGGCCGCCATGAAGTTCCTCCTCTACTCGCTGTTCGGCGGCCTGGTGATGCTCGGTGGAATCCTCTTCCTGTGGGCCAGCGCGTCGCGCGCGGCGGACGGTGCCCCCCTCGTCTAACAGGGGGGGATAGGAAAACCGAAGCCCTGATAGCTCCCTATCAAATTGACTGGTCCCAATTCCAAAACGTCGAGTATTTCTCCCATTGGTTGACCGATACCAAAGGCCGAATTTTGGAAGTCCCGCTACGCAAGGGCAAATCCGATAGCGCGATGATCGACTACCTGACCTTTACCTTCGGAATTGAAACGGTTTACAGCTGGTTTCCGAATGAAATCATTGGCGATAACCAGATAATCGAATATTTAAGCCTTGTTGTTGATCAGATTTTCGGTTTCGGCGTTTTATGCAAATTGTCCGGTAAGGGTAAATTTTTCTACGAAGGTTATTACCAGTTGGGACCTGACAACGCAAATTACGGCCAAATCCACGTCGGCGGACAAAACGATACCGTATTGATCGATTTAAAAGGTGTCGGATGTATGGCGGCAAAACAGGGATGGGAAGTCTCCCTCTATCATTTTCTCAAGCATGCCGACCGTCCCCGCATTACCCGCATCGATTTAGCATGTGATTTTCTGAATGGAGAGTACACGCCCGATCAGGCATATGAAGATCATGAAAACGGCCTTTTCGATAACGGCAACCGCAGGCCGAAAAAAGATACGCGCGGTTCTTCGTGGCACAAACAGGATTTCAGCGGCATGACGATTTTCATCGGTTCGCGGGGTTCGGCCAAGTATTGCAGGATTTACGAAAAAGGCCGCCAGTTAGGCGATCCCGATAGTCCTTGGGTGCGTTTTGAAGTCGAATTCAGAAAGGCCGATTCCGTCTTACCGCTCGATATGCTGATTAAACCAGGACAATACCTGACGGGGGCATACCCGATAGGGGAAACGCTTTTTCAGAACAAGGCCGAACGTGTCGAAACCGCTAAAAGGATGGTCAATATCAATTTTGACAAATTGGAACGCCACGCCAGACAGCAGGTAGGCCGCATGATGAATTTTATGCTTGATCTCGGCATAAAGCCCGATCAGATTTGCGAAAGGTTAAGGGCTGATGACGGCAAATACCCTAAAGGCTTAAATCCTCAAGAGTATAGCTATAACGGCGTAACCGTGAAATACATGCACCAAATCGGCCAAGGCCATCAATCCGACGAATATGGAATTTTAGAAGATACCAGTTTTGACCAACCAATAGACTTAAAGGATATACCAAATGAACTTTGATCAATTAAACCAGCAACAGTACGAAACAGCCATCATCATGGGCGTAACCAAATTTAAAGGCGAGATCGAAGGCAATCAGATCGATACCTGCACGATTTTCCGGGCGACGCCTTTCAATGTCGAATCAGGTAATGCCGTAGGGGTCGGTTTGGCCAAATTACGTTTTGGCGACAGCTCTAATTTCGAGATGTTTAAAAACCTTAAATTTCCGATGGAAATGGAGCTGTTAATCGGGCGTACCACCAATTCCAGCGGTAAGGAAACCGCCGTAGTGCGAGATGTTCGGTTTCAGGTAGTGCCGAATCCGAAAGACAAATAAAGGATGAAAAATGTATGAGTTTAAACAACGTTTCATCGTTCAGGATTTGGAAAGCGGCGAATTCTTATTCCCTGACCCTGCAGGCGGAATAACGCAAACGCCTTATATCAAACAGGCGGGAAAGTTCGATTATCAGGAAGATGCCATGGATGCGGGCATAGACGAAATAGGCGAACAGTTCGCGATTTTCAGTTTCTTTGAACGTTCGGAAGTCAAAAGTTAAATGGTTTCAGGCTCGGCGGGCGGTCTGATCAATCCCTTCACAGCCCGCATTTTTTTCAACTTTTAAAAGGAAATTGTATGAAAACCTTAAAACGTTTGGCAGGTAAAGCTGCTAATAAATATACCGCTTTCGGTATTGCGATGACCGCTCCCGTAATGGCTTTTGCCGACCCCGCAGACCCTTCTCAAGTTGCGGCCGATAAAATTAACGGTTTGGTTGCAGGTGTGGGCACTGTCGGCGCGGCCATTTTGGGTTTGACCTTGGCTGCTGTCGGCTTTTTTGTTATCCGCCGCATGGTAAGTCGCGCTTAACCCATGATTGATTATATCGGTCCCGGTTTTTCGGTCGTTGATTTCGTATCGGAAAAGATGACCGATTTATTATCGGGCGTATCACTAATTGGCGGATCAATATTACTGCTCACGTTGGCAGGTTTTTCCACCATGGTGATCGTCTCAATGGTTAAGGCCGCAGTACCTGCAAAACGGCGTAGGTATTACCGATATTATTATCGTGGTTATCGAGGCCGTAAAAAATAGTAAGGGGGGCTTAAATGCCCCCTTTATTTAAAGGAAGAAAAAATGTCAGATTATCAGGCGGGTTATCAAATTGGGTTGCAATGTTTTTCAACACTCGAAGGGGCAATGGATTATCAAATGTCCCAAGTTGTGCCGTCTGTAACTGCCGATGGCCGTCTTTTGCATCCTATAAAACAAGGCAGTCAGTGGACGTTCGGCGGTCAGGTTGTCATGCAGACTTTCCCCGAATGCGATCAGGCTAAAGATTTTCGTGACGGTTCGGCTTTGGCTGGTCAGATTGCAATTTTGATGGTCGTCGCTTTCGGATTTAGATTTTTGAAGAATTTTATTATTCGTATGACCTCCTATACGGAGGAGAAAGAATGAAGGTTTCGTATGAGCGTCTATTTCATCGTGGGTTTTTTGGCCGTTTTGCTGCCCTTTTGTATTTTGTTTTGGCCGTAGCCGTCCCCCTTCGTGCTGTCGCTGATACAGGTTTGCCGCCTCCTCAAACGCCGAATCAGGCTATTTCCCAAGCTTCATCTTCAGACAACCTTAGATATAGTCGAATTGGGCCTAATGCTTCTTGGGATGTCGGAAATAATACTGTTAATGTTAGAAGCAATACGCAATTCAATGGATCTTCTCGTACTCCCAACGGTTACGCCGGTACCAAGACCCTAAATGTCCATTTGACCGACCAATACGGCAATTCCGCCGGCGGCAAAATCCAAACACGTACCGGTATGGCGTTACAAGCGGTTAATAACGCCGTTAGCGGTATCATCATCGGCCAAGTTACAGGAGGGGCAGTTCAGCGGGCGAAGGCGGGCGGCGTTGCTGAAGCTATCGCAGACGGCAGATATGGCGAAGCCGGGCGTATTTCCAGTGCGGCGGTTGCAGATTCTGTTTACGGCGGGGCTTTTGGCGGTATCTATGACATTATTAAGGACGTTCAGGATGCAAAAGCGCGGAAGACGTCGGAGCAGGCGCAGAAGGCCCGGGAAGCGGCAGAGTTGGCAAACCAGCAAAAGACACCGGCAAAAGAAACCGTCTATATGAAAGTCATTCATGACGTTCAGGAGGCGTTGCCTAATGGTAGATATGGCCCGCGACAAACGAGTGAGATTGTCTTTGAAGTCCCCAAGGGAACGGTTATAACAAGGGAGAATCCCGCATCAATCAGAGGCGAAAATAGTCAAAGTCTTACCTTTAACTACCCGGGCGGCGGCAGTGAGACTGTTTACCGTTACCAGCCAAATAAAAACGAGGCAAGCTATATTGGTTATAACGGGGCATCACGGCAGGAGTATCTGGCATCGTTGCAGCGGCAACAGAATCCACGGCCTGAAGACTTTATGCTGACAGAAGGCGAGATAGTAGCTGAAATTCAAAAGCAGCTTGCCGATAACGCCTCCGCCTTAAACAACAATACCGCGGCATTGACCGCACTGCTTAACGCCATGTGGCAGAGCGGCGGACTTAATCCGGGAAATACCGTAACGGGTGTGACGGGAGGCGACGCGGCCAATACCTTCACAACTGCGCCGTACACGCCCGCAGGCAGTCAGCAGGCGCAGCAGACGCAATTTATTGTGAACAATAATGGTAACGTCATTACTAATGTAATCCCCCGCCCCGACCTCGCGCCGAACAGCAGCCAAGCACCGACACGCGAGCAGATTGGCGGTCAGAATGAGGCCAAACCAAGCCCCGATAAGCCCAGAACTTCTCAACCTTCCCCAAGTGCTCCAAGCACGGGGCAGAGCGACGGAAAGCCCGACGTGTGCAAGGCCAATCCGAACAATATAGCCTGTGCCGAACTTGGAAGCGCCGACTATCAAGATATCAGTTTGCCTACCCAAAATATTAACCTGCGTTTCGACCCTGCAAACATATTCAGCACTGACGGTACGTGTCCGAAGCCGCATACGTTCATGATTGAGGGTCATTCGTTCACGTTGAGCTACGAAACTGTTTGTCAATTTGCCCGGCTGGCTCGTCCGATTGTGATTCTTGTCGGCATGGTCATGGCCATGTACATGGCGTATTCGGCGGTCAAGGAATTGTGAGGCCGTCGTGGGTTTCGGCCACGGCGGCCATGTTCGATATGGAATGCACCGCTGGACTTTCCCCGGGCAGCCCTCCGGGGACGTTGGCCGAAACCTGCACCGCCGGACGTTCGGAGAAGCGGAAAGGTGTCAAGGGGGAAACTTTGTAAAGATTGGAACAATCTTTACGAATACCCCCTTGATGCCTTGGAGCTGACCCAACACTCCAGCCCGTGGGCTGGGTGTCAAAGCGAAGCGGCGACCCCTGCCCGCGCGGCGTCGCAAGTGAGACTGGGGGAGCGGGGGCGAGCCCCCGCACAGAACGGGAGGGGGGGGGTT